CGTTGGTTATTGTCAATCTTATCGACAATATCTACAGCACCAAGTTCTTTGTTAACATCTGTATTTTCAGTCATAATTTTATGTAGCAATTATTATTTATTATTATTTGTTGGTTGAGATGCGGAAACTGGTGGTTTAGGTCTACGTTTTTCCTTATCTATCTCTCTTTCTACAGCATCATCAGCTTGTTGTGCTTGTATTTCTGGAGCAAATGCAGTGTTCTGACGATCCATAGTGTCAAATGTATTGACATCTTGTGGCGACATAACTATACCAGCATCAATCTCTTGCTGCATCTCCTTATCTAACTCTCTCATATCTCGATTAGTTTGACCAAGAACTTCCTTACGAATATGTGCCACGGAGAAGTATTTGCCAACGAAAGGATCCATCTGTGTGACAGTTGCTATGCGTTGGTTAAACATCTCAATGTTCTTTAATTCATTGAAGTGATTGTCGAATAAGAAGTCATACTGTATATGCTCTTTCATATCTTCCCAATCTTCTGGAGCGATAACTCCTTTTAGAATGAGTTGAGTCTTAAGCATGTCTTGGAACATCTCACTAAATCTTTTGCGGAGACGACCAATGAACTTAGTAAACTTAAGTTCGTCACGGAGAACCTCTGTTGTCTTACCAAGATTAAATCCTTTGTTGTCATCTGTAAGACGAGATGGAGGTAAGTTCAAACTGTTGTATAATTTCTTTTTAAAATACTCAACATCCTTGAGTTCACCTAGGTTCTGACCGCCTGGCAATGTAGTAATCTCTGTTCCTCTACCACCTTCTCTACGTGGTAACCAGAAATCTTCGAGCATACTCATATGCTTTTTGTCATCTCTCATCTCTCCAGTGTTAGCATCATATACTAACTTGTTTCTATAACGAGACATGACGTCACGGAGATACTGCTCCGCTTTTACCTTAGGTAAGTTACCTACATCAATGTAGAATATTCTACGCTCAGGTGCACGAGAAAGTCTGTATATAACTAGAGAGTCCTCGATCATTCTTAATTGATTGAGAGACTTGATTGCCTTGTGTAGGAAACCAAGAGTCATTCTCTTGTTTAAATCTTGTAGTCCAGAAGGGCAGAATGTAATAGAATCTAATGCCATCTTGACACCTTGTGACAATGACATATCACCAACAGGTCCTAAAACACCACCTTTATAAAAACCTTTTGGATTATAAAGGTAATAATCTACAAATGTTCCGTATTCAAACTCTAATGCTGTGCCTTTTATTGCTTGACGTGCTAGAGAATCTTTTGGTGTTTGATCAATTTTTTGTCGAACCTTCTTGATCTTCATAGGATCAATATAACGAAGTTCCGTAATACCTTTCTTAGGATTCTCTAGGTCTATAACTTTATGATAATATAATCTTCCGTCAATATACCAAGATCTGACAATCTCATGTGCTCGATTGTCAAAGTTTAAAAGTCTTTTGAGATACTCAAACTCATCTCTTATTTTTTTCTTGATACCCATTCCAGCATCAAGGTTATCTAAATTTACTTCAACGGGAGTGTCGTGAGCATCACTCACAACAAACTCGTTTACTACCTCGTCTACCGCACTGTCCACCTCTGGGTGTAGTGCCATGTCACGATAACGACGGATCATCTCATACTCATTACGAGCTTGATTATCCGTGTCCACATACGTTCCATAGTAGCCTCCTGCTGCTACAGCAATCGACTCCTCAGCATTAGGAGGGACAGGGGACTGACCCTTCTTTCCCTCCTTACGTTGTATTTGGAATCCAAATAATTGACTCATTTACCTAGTCATAATAGTTCTCTTACTTATATTTAGCAGAGTTAATTATATGACTTTTCCGTTAGCGATTTCAGTTCTACTTGATGCTGGTGCTTGTGATCCGCCTTTTGCCTTCTCAGCAGTGAAGTAAGAATACTGCCATTCAACAGTAAATTCTTCAATCTGATCGTTGCTATCATATGCAAGATCAATCTGAGAAACGTTAGTTGGGAAGCAATGATGCAATTGATATGTTCTGATTGCAGAACCACCTTCTGTATCATCTTTTTCTAGTTGTGTGACAAATAGATTTGCCATGTAACCATCTCCACCATTATCAGGAAGAAATCTCTCAGCAGTGTTACCAGCGTGAGTATTGATTTCATTTGCCCATGACTCAAATAGAGCACGGATCTTGAAGTTTTTATCGTTAAAGAATGTAGCAGTCCATGTATCGAAGGTACGATCACCAGCGATTTTAACTGTTCTACCTCTGAAAGGAACTTCGATTACACCCAAGTTAGATCCTGGTAATGCTGCGGACTTACAAAGAATTGAAGTCAACTCTTTTCCCATAAGAGCACCAGCACCGTCAGATGCTAGTTCTCCTCCTGCTAAATCATTGATTGTTGCATCACTGAAACCAGCAGGAAATTGGATGTCCACATTGAACATATTAGGCTTAACGCCTTGACCAATAACTTGAAGGAACGAAGATACGTTGTTAGTTGCCATTTGTTTTTACCTCTTGTTTAATTATCTACCAACGACTTCGGAGAATGAAACTCCTGTCTTCGTTGCTGTAACGGTCACGGTTACATAGTTGATAGAACGAGTTGGTTTCACAAATATTTCTGCGACAAACTCATTTCTATCTATAATTTCAGCAGTATTATTTGATTCGTCGCAAACAACTAAGTAGTCTGTAACTCCTCTACGTGCTTGAACTTCACTCAAGTATCCACTAAGTGCAGCGTTGAAACTTGAACGAGTTACATTATCGTTCTGTTCAAACAATACACCCTCTGCAAGTGCTCTTGCTCTCTTCTCTATGTTAAGGAAGAGACGTCTTACGTTGATACGATCAAACGCAGATGGAGAAGCAAGTGCAGTCTTATCACCAAATAGGATAGGACCTGCACCAGGAAATGCTACAACAGGGTTAATTGCTGCAGTATAAAGATCATCTCTTGCTGCTTTGTTAGGATTGAATGCAAGTTTAACTACGTTCTGTAATCCACCTCTTGATGTTCCTGCTGGAGAAATCCAGTCATCACCAATAGTAGAAGTAGAAACGCATAAACCAGCAATGTCTCCATTACATCCAATGTAAACGTATTTGTCATTGAATCTATCGTATGTGTATTTGATTCCACTGTCCTTAACAACATAAGAACTAGAACCGATACTATCAAAGAAATCAAGAGTCTTTGATAACTGGAGTGCAGGAGTTAGTGCGGAACCACCAGATGTAGCAACTTGAGCACCATTCCATGGTGAGATGAATGCGATGCAGTCTTTTCTTGTATTTGCTACAGCAGCAACACCACCCGCTTTAGTTTTTGTATCTGCCTCAGAACCCATTGATCCGCCCATAAGAACGAAGTCTAGGTCTGTTTCTTCTGTGTCTTGGAACTGTGTATATGCAGCAACAATCTCTCCTGTAGTGTATGCGTAATCATCAGTACCACCTGATAATGCTCCACCAGCAGTCTTAAGAATTCTTGCTAAAGTAATTGGAGCAGCAGAAGTAGCACCATAAGATGCAACAGCAGCACCAGGATCTGATCCTAGTGTAGTAAACTCAGCAGATGTCAATGCACCAGCAAAAATATATCCAGAGAATTCGTTAACGTAATCCTTCCAGTAGATTGAAGAACCTTCTGGAGACTTAGCGTCTGATATCTTAGAGAGATATGTCATTCTCTCGACAATTGTATTTGATGATGTATCAACGACTGCAACATGTACTTCGTCATATGAAACATAACGTTCTGATGCAAATGCGGAAGTGCCAGGTCTAGGACCTACTTCTTTGTATGTTAATCCAGTTGATCCAATTGCAGTTGAGTTCCAATCTGAAACAGTGAATGCTGTGGATGTATCTCCAGCTGCTGGAGTAGGAGCAGCAGTTCCTTGAATAATTCTAAATGTGTTTGCGTCAACAACTTCTACAACCTCATGTCCAACAGCAGCGTTGTCAGTATATGTACCACCAACACTTAAACCGTGACCAGATTTTACGATTGTAAAGTCGGGACCTCTGTCCACAATAACAACATGAAGATTATTTCCGTCTGCACCAGCAGTACGAGCAATAAACTTTTCTGATGAACCAGCACCAGCTTCGTAATCTTCTTTTGATCCAACTAATACTGCTGAACCATCTAAAGTTGCGTTGAGCACACCAGTTGTTGCACGAACAACAGCGAGTTGACCACCATAGCGGAGGAACTCAGATGCTACTAACCAGTCTGCAGCGTTTGCCTCAGCTGGTGATCCGAAAGTATCAATTAATTCTCTTTCAGAACCTATATTTGTAATTTTGCCTACAGGTCCACTGCGAAATGATGAAGCGATTCCAGCACGAAGACCAGAAACACCAACCAAGACACCAGTAGATAGATCACGTTCTCTAATAACAACACCAGGCGAGACTTGACTTGCCATTTAATTTTACCTCTAAGA